CTCGTCCAATACTTTGAAGATTACGGATTCTTGACTTACTTGGAGAGGCAAAGATAACGTTATGGAGGTTTTTAATATTGATACCTGTAGAAAAAGTTCCATAAGAGGCAACGATGATAGCGTTGGATTCTCGTTCTGTGATTTCTCTTACTTGTTCCCTTTCTTCTGCGTCTACTCCGCCATGTACAAAAAATAATTTACGAGTATCATGTTTCTTTTTATTTATTAAATCATACAACACTGCCCCATGTGCTTCGACTCTAGCGAAGAGTATGAGAGTGTTACCTTTCAAATCTAGAGAAAGATTAGTAATAAATTTATTGCGTTGTTCGTGAGAGATTAAATACTGTATCTCATCCTCATAAGTGTCAAATGTTTGTGGTGGATGTTTAAGTACAAGGCATTGAATATCAAGTTGTGACAAGTGTCCTTGTCTCATCAACTCATCAGTTCTAGTTACCTTGTATGACGGTCCAAACAGTCCCTCTAACACCCATTTATGCGTCTGTGTGCCGTCTAGTGTTCCAGTGAAACCAAAGCGATACTTTGCATGATGAAGTTTAGTCATGATATTAATCAATGACTTGGACTTGAATAAATGTGCTTCATCGCCTATAATGCAACCATAGTCTTCAAAGAAAGAACGTTCTAGTTTATATACGGACTGCCAAGTTGTAATTGTCACTGGAGCATCATTACTTTTTTCTCTACCAGAATAGATTTTGTGGCAATATGAGTCAGCATCCCAACCATAATCAAGAAAATCTTTATACATCTGTTCTACAAGAGATGTCGTTGGAACAACTAGAAGGATTTTTTCTCCTTTGTCAACGTAGTATCTTACGAGAGAATAAATCATCAACGATTTGCCAGAAGCAGTGGGAGATATCAATAGTTTTCTATTATGCTTTAGGGCACCGTATACTCCCTCAACTTGGTACTTCCTGGGAGTATGGGCACAAATGGAATGCATATAATCCTTGACACCCTCTTCTGAGATGTGTTCGTTCTCCTCATAAGGAGTGCCATAATATTTGTTTTCCTCAAACTTATAACTGTATCCATAGTTCTTGCAGAAGGATACAATCTTATCTAACAGTCCGACGTAGATTTGTTTGGAACGCATATCAAAAAGATGAATCTCTCCGTTCCAATTTCTACCACGGTACTGTGGCATAAATTTTGCATTAGGAACCTCAAACTTAAAGTGATCTCTAAGTTCGTATTCAATATGAGGTTCAGTATTGATTTTTAAAAATACTTCGTTGGATTTTGAAATAACAAGATTTGCAGTCGTGTCAATCACATAGATCCATTCATCTGTGAATATTTATGGAGCAGTGTCTAGTGCAATATTACCTGAAATTGTAATTCTATCTTCCTTACAATTGAAGAATGGATGAACTGCATGTGGCAATTGTGCGGGGAAAAACAAAATAGTTCCCTCACTATTTTTATCCAGATAGTATGATTTTGGATTTACTCTACCTAAAATATCTTGAGGATAGAAAACAAAGTTAGATGATGCCTGATCGTTAGTGTAAGCAGAATGCTCTAACTTATGCTGCTCTCTCCAATCTGTTGGAATTTGCATCCAAACTACAAAAGAATATACTGCAGCATTATGAATATGATATGGGTTGAACTCATGTTCTCTTTGATAGTTAACCCAAAAACTATTCAGTTTGTATGGATGTCTATGATTAACGGGAATTTCATTTCCCATATTTTGAAAAGTTCCTGCGTATTGATGGCAAAGAGGTTCTAAAACATTTAACCAAAACCAGTCATTCTCATCTTCCATCAACCAACTATTAGAGAGGTTGCCTGCAAGTTTCTTTCTAAAGTCTGTTGTCTGTTTATATTTGTCAACTGTTTTCCAAAGATATTCAATGGCTTCATCCTTTAACTTGGCTTCTAACCAACCAAGTTCATTTGGAAATACTGCTTTAATATCTTCTTCAATCATATTACATTTCAGTAAACTTATATTCTAGCATGATTCTCTGCAATGAGTCACGCAGATACCACAAATGTTCTTGTTCCATAGGGTGTCTAGCAGGAGAACCCTCCCAGGTTTCAATCCTTTTTACAACACAATGATGTAAAAGACGAACGTCTTCAATAGTCAAACCAACTGTATAATCTGGTTCTTCTTTTTCCATTATTCGACTCTGAAACGGTATTCGAGCATAATCCTTGTTAAGAAACCATCCAAGTGTTCAAGATTTTCTTTTTTATCCGAATCGTGATGACAGTTCTTTGCTGAATCTCTAACTGATTCTGTGATGAGGGAAATGTCTTCGATACCCAAGTCAAGAGATATGTAAGGAATATTCTCATCGAACTCTTCATTTTGAAAAATTAAATCGTCATCCATCATCCTAGTCCTGCGTTAAATCTCATAAATTCGATTGCGTTCTTAATTTGATAAGTGCGGTTAGTAATTTGTTTTAGAATACTTTCAATGTATACTAACATCGTTTCGTAGTAGTCTATCTTCAAACACACTGTAGACAATTTTTCGTCAGCGTCAAGGTACTTCTGCATTGTGTCCTTGTCGCGAATTTTTTTAGGAAACGGGTTCTCTATGTATACATCAGGATCTGCTTTACCACTGAAGTATTCATACCGTTCATGTCGAATATTTTTCTTCTGCTGTTCTGCCTTCTTTCTCATTAGAAAGATGGTATTGTATAATTCAAAATACTTCGCATGAAGTGAGGGAATGTTAGTAGACTCATTGTGTAGATTATCCATGTCAATCTTTGAGTCTTTCTCCCACATCTCTTGAAGTTTATCAAGATCAATCATAAATGTTAGTCAATATCGTATATAGTATACTTGAAAGATACCTCAGCGGTAAAGTATTGGTAGTCCTCACTAGTAGCATCAAAATCTAATGCTGACAGACTGTAAGGAAATAAGTCTTTGAACTTGACTTTCATAACTGTATTATAACTGCTTCCAAGAACTTGTAAAGTTCCATCGGACACAATATTCAAAAGAGATTTGATTGGTTGATTGAAATCATTAACTTCCTCTTTCTGCAGTTGAATGATTTCATCTAGAGTTTCTGGATATCCTAGTCCACGAATCCAGTTGAAAATCTCTTTGTAGTTCTCTAAATTTTCATCTACCAAAAAACGGAAGGTGAAATCTTCAAATGTAATTTTGTCACCTGGTTGAGGAATGTTTTTCAGGTAGGTTGGTTGTTCAGCAATACCCAATTGCATTGATGGGATGTTTGCACTATTACCTAAAAACGCTACTTTAGGTGCCCTGTTCAAGGTTAATTTAAAACCTTGAGGTGATAGAAAATTCCTATTTTCTACCTGATTATCATATGGGCTTCTGGTGGCAGTCATTTATCCTTTCTAGTTATTTAGATAAAAAAAGGGGAGTCCGAAGACTCCCCTTGCACTTCCTTCACACGTAAGGAAATTATATCACATGAGGTTCTTAACAGCAACTCGTCTGTAGTAACGGTTTGCGTTGATGTGCAGAGCGCCGAGTCCCTGGTTGGTTCCTTCAGCGAATGGGTTAGCAACAAGACCGTAACGAGTCTTGAAGCCAATCTTGGGCTGGAAGGAGTTCTCTCCAACTGCACGAACCATCTGAAGAGGAACGTATGGGCAGTAGAAGATACCAGCGTCATAAGGAGAAGTACCCTTATAACCGACGACGTAATACTGGTTACCAGGAGTTCCGTTGCCAGAAGTCAGGTTAGCAGCATAAGGATCGATGTAGACTCTGTACTTACCTTGCAGGACACCTGCGAAGGTGTTACCAGTGTCATCGACGGTGAGGTTAGCGTTGAGTGCAGGGGTGTAATCCAGAACACCAGCCATGGTGAGTGCAGATGCTACGTCTGCGGAACACAGGATGATGTTGCCCTTTCCTCTACGAGTTCTTTGTGCGATAGCGTTCGCATCTCTCTCGATTTGGAACAGGAGTCCCTTGAACTTCTCAACACTCCATCTGCCGTTAGAGTCAACGTCTAAGTCGAAGACGCCAGCGGTAGCGGTGTTTTGTACAGCACCTTGCTCAGCAACCTTGTAGATGGTTCTGATGACTTCACGGTTGATTTCAGCAAGAATCTCAGTGCTAAGGATGTTAGCGAGTTCTGCTTCAGCGTTCAATCCGTGGATTGCCTTCAGATCCTGTGCCAGTTCCAAGGAGTACTCAGCTTTGAGTGCTCTGGACTTAGCGGTAACGGTGACTTTCTCGATAGAGAACGCCATCTGGTTGAATGCATTAGCACCTGTGTTCAGGTTCTCAGCATCACCAGTTACCATCCCTTGTCCAACGTTGTAACCGATGGAGGATGCAGTACCAGTTGGGTTCAGGACAGCGGGGTTGGAACCAGACTGACTGGTTGTACCCATACCAGCTCCACCGTCGGTGAAACCGCCTTCTTGATCGCGTCCGAAGTCCTGTCCAGAGAATGCGGAATCGACTTCATCATAGAAGGTTTCCGAACCGCTCTGATTCTGATAGCGGGAACGCATTGCGAAGATGAGTCCAGTAGGACCGCTCATTGGTTGAACTCCAGCCAGATCGTATGCGATCAGGTTAGGCATGGAGCGTCTGATTAAGGAAATCAGAACGGGGTCGAAACCAGCGGTAGGACCAGCAGCAGCGGAACCGCCACCGAAACCACCTTCTGCACCAGCAGCGTTAGCAGCATTGGTGGGGGTTTCCATAAGCATTCCACCTTCGTTGAAGGCAGACTGCTCACGCATGAATTTTTCTTGGTTTTCGAGCAGGACGGCAGTAACTGCCTTTCTGTGGGAATCCTTAATAGGATCGAGTCCCTCATAGTTGAGGAGAGGTGCCCACTTTTCCTGCAGATGCTCAGATTGGAACATTTGCTTTACCTAAAATAGTTAAAAAAGTTTGTATTGGGTTTGAATTATGTTAAATTCAATCACTTACTAATGTTGCCCATGGTTCTCAGATAGTGAGCCATTGCGCCAGAATGAGTTACGGGTGCAGTGTCAACACCTTCGGAGAGGGTTTCGGACTTAGCAGTGGTAGGAACCTTGGAAGAGAAATACGACTCCTTCAGGGTTTCCAGTTTTTCACGATATTCTTCTTCACTTTCAAACTCAACACCTTCGGAAAGTGCCGCGAGCTTCTCTTTCTGTGTCTGTGCAAGACCTTCAGAGACTTCATCCAGGATTCCATCAGCAACCGACTCAGAAAGACGCTTGTTGAGGGAGATATTCTTCTCGATTTGCTCGTTGAGTTTTGTCTCCATATCATCAAGTTTTTCTACCATACTCTCAAGTACATCATACTTATCTTCAGGGATTGTTACATAATGTTCTTCAAAAAGACTCTTCATTCCGCCAAGGAATGATTCAGTCATCTCAGTCTTGAGTCCTGCCTCGACTGCAAGAGCGTTCTCATTGAACCACTCGTCAGAGACATACTCAAGGTAGGAATCAACACGCTCTGCGAGTTCTTCCTTAGCTTCTGCTACTTGCTCGTCAAGAGCAGCAGCATACTTTGCTTCGATTTCTTCTTTAATAGATGCAACCTTTGCATTGATTGCTGCTTCAAAGATGGTTTTTGCCTTCTCTTTGAATTCCTCGGAGAGTTCTTCACCACCGAGAAGAGCATTGACATCTTCTTCGATGTCATACTCAGATTCAGCAACAACTTCCTCTTCAGTAGTCTCTTCTTCAGCGACTACTTCGTCAGTTGTTACCTCTTCCTCTTCGATGGTTTCTTCGGTATCGAGTTCAGTCTCTTCCATGGATGCCTTACTACCTGTCATGGGCATAGCAGCTTTTGCTCCTTTGTTAACTACATCCTTAACTTGCTTAAGGGTGCCACCGGGAGTCTTCAGCTTTGCTGAATCGTCATCGGTTCTGTAGTTCTCGGGGGTAGGACCTCCAAGATCTTCGTAACTACCAGTTTGTCCTGGGGTGGAACCTGTCAGTCCTGCCATTGCCTCTCCTGCTTTAGCGTTTGCGTTTACAGCAGTTTTGGATTGCGTAGTGCCAGCTTCCATTTCTTGTAAATTTTTGTCACGCGACATTTGAACTCTCCGATTTTACCGTATTAAATCTATATTTATTTATAAATTAGAATATTTAATGATTGTCAATATCAAAGGTTATTGAGAAAGGAATTGAACAAGTCCAACTTCTTCTCATCCAGTTGTTTCTGGGTAACTAATGTGTTAATTTCTTTGTATGTTTTTTCGACATACTTCTCACGAAGAATGCCTCCATCCCATACCCAATCCTTACCTTCCATAATGCCTTCAACAAAAGCATCAGGGGCAGAAGGATCGGCAACAATATCAGCAGCAGTTGCTAACATGAAGTCGTCACCGACAACATTGATTCCCTCTTTCGTCATCTTCAGAGAACCAATACCTCTAGAAGACACGCCGAGTTTTACACCTTCTTCAATAAGAGAAGATGCAATCTTACCCATGGGTGTATTCAGAAGTTTTGCTTTTCCAACAAAGTTGGAACCACTTTCTTTCAGAGAAACAATTTTATGTGAAACTCTGTCTAAGTTGACGGTAGGACCGTCAGGATGTCCAAGTTCACCAAGTGCTCTGCCTGCTTGGACATGATTTTCATTGTAACGAGAAACTTCCTTACGAAGAGTCTCCATAGGGTACATTCTACCATTACGGTTTTTGATGTTACCCTGAAGGAATACACCTTCAATATACATGGATTTCTTGCCGTTCTTTTGCTCGACAAGAAACTCTACTGTTTCGATTTCTTCTCTAATGAGTTTCATTTTAGGCAATTCCTGTGGTTTGAACGGGTTGAACATGAATAGAACCGCCAGTACCATAGGAAATGGCAGCGACTTTGACGGAGGAAATCAATCGTGCATCAGTTGCACTGAAGTCAGTAATAATTCCTGAAGTATTTGCAGTTAGTGTTACTCTAGTTTGATGGAATCCATCTACACCAGAAGTAGTGTCAACGGAAGCAACAGCAACGTGTGCCAAAATAGACGTATAATTTGAATCTGAACCACTTGCTTCAAGGGTTACAAATTCACCAACACCAAATGGCATTTGGGTTCCTTCTGGGCAGGTAACAATAGTTGTTGTGCCAGTTGTAATTCCAATAACTCTTTGGGATGCCTTAGTGACACCGATACCAGCAGAAGTTCCAGCAGGAATAACATAATCACTTAAGGATGCTGTAGGATCTCCACCAACAGCAACATATGCATCAGTATTGAGAGCAGTAATTCTCAATACACTAGATGTAACATTAATTGCACCCGTCTTTGCAGACGAGCCTGTAGTCGCAATACTTGTTCCTGCACCAATCGGTTTATGCGCCATTATCCTTTAAAGTTCATTTATAATAGTTATTTATTCTTCTGTATCTTCCACGTCATCTACGTCTGCTTCACCATCAATTTCGGTGTCGCCATCTTCAATCTCCAAACCAGAGTCATCTCCGAATAAAGAGTTTGCAGCAACTGGACGGAAAGCGTCGATTCTTTCGGCAGACTTAGCAAAGAGCATGTCCTTGATTTTATCGCTGATTTGTGATGGACTTTCGTCCGACACAATCATATCCATAAGTTCATCCATTTTTTAGTACCTTTGGTTGTGTGTATTTATAACTAGATTTCGCCCCCTTTGGGCATCTTGATTTCTGGTGCTTCTACAGAAGAGTCATCAATCTCAGGTTCCATTACTGGTGCTCCTAAATCACCACCACCTGCTACTGGTTGTCCAGTCGCAGGATCTACCATCATTTCTGCAGGATCTGGAATTACTCCATCCTTGATTTCTTGTGCAATCAAATCATCCTGCTCAATAATTTCTTCATCGGTTTGACGGAGAACCTTACGGCGAATATAATCTTGAGAATAGTATTTGCCAATATATGGTTCTGCACTCTGAAGAAGTCCAAGTCTTTCTTGCATGAGTTCCGATTCTTTCAGTTCACTGAAGTGATTGTCATACAGGAAGTCATATTGAATATGCTCACTCATCAAGTCCCAATCTTCGGGAGTGATGACATTCTTGAGTAACAGTTGAGTTCTCAAAATATCATTGAACATGTTAGAGAATCTCTTTCTCAAACGTCCAACAAACTTGCTGAATTTGACTTCATCTCTCAGAATTTCGGAAGAACGTCCAAGATTGAAACCACCCTCTCCTTCAATTCTAGATACGGGTACGTTCAGTGCCTTATATAACTTTCTCTGGAAGTAGTTAATATCGGTGATTTCGCCAAGATTTTGTCCACCAGGAAGAGTAGTAATCTCAGTTCCTCTACCACCTTCACGTCTAGGAAGCCAGAAATCCTCCATCATAGACATGAATTTCTTGTCATCACGAATCTCACCAGTGTTTGCATCATAGACAAGTTTGTTTCTATAACGCATCATGACATCAC